CGTAGGGTCAGATTGTTGTGTAGTTAATACAATCAAACCATCATCATAAAATACATTACCATGTATTTGTCCTGCTAGATTTGTTCCTTCAAATTGGAACTCTTCTAAAAATTCTACTGTCCCAACTTCAAAATCAATATTAACTAACGTTATTGTGTCATTAACACCTTCATACCAAAATGTAACTCCCGGTGATGTATTATCTTGTAAATCAAGACCGGTGGTATCCATTGTAGAATCTAATATTTCTAATTGAAAATGGTCTACTCCATTTGTTATTGTTAATAATCCAACACCTCCCGAATCCATATCTAATGATTCTAATGTAAACGTAGGTATTGGTGATTTTAATTGACCATATCCATTATCCACAACATTCAATCCATTTACTGATAATTCAACTGAATTTGGTTTTATTTGTTCACCAAACTTAGAACGTTGGATTGAAAACGCATAGACGGTTTGGGGATATTGTCTTTCACTATTATAATTTGCTAAATTCTCTACACTACCAAATGTTGTAAACGCATTACCATCAGATGAATAGTATTTTTTCTTTATTGAATTATAAAGAGAGTGAACATAGTATCCTTGTGATGTTGGTGAACTAGCATCAAAATATGAACCAGATACATTGTATAATTTAATTATAGGTGAATCTGCTTCAGTCGTATTCCAAAGTTTGTATGCTTTGAAAGAACGATTTGATATATTTGATTTAGGTATTGATTTAAACATAGTGAATTCCTTACCTATATAAGTATTTTAATAAACAAAAACCCAACTTTTTAGGTTGGGTTCTGTCTTATATTAAATTGTTGTATTTAATTAGAAATCTAATTTAACTGCAATTAACACTTCTTTATCGTATGATTTAGCGATTGGTTGTGATGTTTTTGCAACTGCCAATAATTCATTAGCATCGTTATATAAACCAACTGTCGTAATGAATGTTTTAGGGTCTCTTTCAAAAGATGCTTCTGCAAAAGAACCATCAGAACCAGTTACGAATGTTGGATTGTTTGAGAAATTGAATTCTCTATTTGTTGCTCTTACAAAGTAATGAGATGTAGAAACATTTTCAGTTCTTCTTGCTTCAAAATCAGCACCACCTTTTATTGCGTTGTATAATAAGAAATGATTTTGTCCTTCGTATTCAACACCACTATAAATTCCTTTACCTGCAACTGAACCACTATCTTTTGATGTTCCAATTGTGTTGTGAATTGCTGTTGGGTTTAATACGATGATACCTGCATCTGGATAAAATAATCCAAATCCTTGACCATTTGAAGAATATTTGTTAGCAATAGTTGCATCTGCATCTTGTCCTAAGTTTAATGAACCACTTACTACATAGAATAATCTACCTGCTTTACCGACAGTATCAGTAAATTTCTTACCACTATCATCAATAAATGTAAATTGACCATTAGAACCAGAAAGTTTTAATTGCCAGTTTCCAGCATCCATAGTTTCTTTGTATCTGGCACGTGATACGTTAATAACATAGATGTCTGATGAATCTAATAAGTTTTCACCTGATGCAGAATCAAATGTAAAGAATCCATCATTTTGTTCTAACAATAAAGAACGATATTGTGCATATGTTGCTTTTGTTGCTAATGTAGATGTATCACTATTATCTAAACTGATTGAACCACTTGCGTATTTGTGTCCATATGCTAAAGCAAATTGAACCGAAGCAGTTGTAGCAGAATCATAAACATTTACATAATAGTTTGCACTATTAGCTGCAGTTTGTGTTGATGATGTATAGAAAGATGTTAAACTTCCCGTATCACCACTCCAAAGACCAGTTGTTACTACTTCTACTTTGCCAGTAATTTGGTCAAATTCACCAAATCTTTTATAAATTCCGGTTGTGATAGAACCACCTTGTGCAGCTAATTTATCACCACCAGTTAGGTATTGGTTAATAAGGTTTGTTAATTGCTCAGTAGTAACATTACCATTACTAGCTTGTAAATACGCTGCTAATTCTGATGTTAAGTTTACACCGGCTTGTCCTGTAACCACTACCAACAATTGAACCAGCGTTTTTGTTTGCTAATACGATTGTGTAACCACTTTGTGTATTACCACTTGGCGAAGTAGTTGGAGTTAAAGAAACTTGACCACTTCTTTGGTTTACTGAAATAGAAGGAACACCAAATTCAACTTTTGGTATTTTAGTTGTACCTTTTGGTAATGTTACCAATTTGTATTTTAAAACTTGTGTTTCATCCGGAGATGCTTCCGTTACCGGAATTGCTCTAATTGCTGCATCATAATATGCAGAACCCTTTGGATGTGCAGGTTCGTAAAGTGTATAATCGATTTCATCATCACCCAAAGCGAACTTTGTGATGTTTAAACCTTCACCTGATGCTAATTTCTCTCTACCTTTTTTAGTAAGAATTGCATCGACCGTAATTTCGGTATTATCTAAATATGCCATAATTTAATTTCCTTTTATTTCCTATATAAATATAAGTATTCTATAATTTTAATTAATCAACCTCCAATATTGGTTCTCCACTACCTCTACCAGTATCAGAAACTCTTAATACGTTAGGGTTAGTTGTGAATGTTTGAACTGGTGAACCACCTAAAATGTTAGTAGTTGCAGTTTGTTTTGAACCATTAAAATAACTATTTTGTAAACCAGTTGTTAAATCACCTGTGTTTCTATAATGTGTTGGGAAATAACCATTTAATGGAGATACTTCAACCACATTACCACCGATTGTTGGTGTTGGAGTTTCCAATCCATTTGAGCCGGTAAAAGGTAAAATGTTTACTTTGTATCTATACTTAGTTACTTGTTCCATTTCAGTACCCAAACTTTTATCATTTGGATTTACATTTTTTGGAATAAACTCCGTATAACTTTCTTTTATTAAATATACTTTATTTCTTTCTTTAATACGATTTCCCCACAAATCTATATAATTTCTTATTACATTTCCGTTTTCACCATATAATCCAAATCCAGCAACGGTCATTGAGTTTCTATCTAAACCTACTTGTGTAAACTCAACATTATCATAAGTTCCTTTTACTGAACCTGTAATTTGTGCATCAATTGTACTATTAATTGTATCATAAGTAGATTCAATTGTTATTTCAGTTGTAGTATCAAATTCACCCTCATATGTAGGGAATGTTGCAGATGATGTTGAACTTGTTTGTGTATTGATTTCAGCAATCAAATTAGAATTAGTACCACTCAATCCTATTACATCTACATTTGAAATTAAAACATCAATATTGTTGTATGTTGCAGTTGTTAAAGTAGTTTCGTTAGTATCAATAGAAGATGTTAAACCACTATTTGTAGCAGTTGGTTTATTCCACTTAACTTTGCTTCTTTCTAATAAATGTGGTTCAATCAAAAGACCAGAAGAAACTTTTGCTCTTGCAGGAACTAATGATTCTAATGTATCAAATAATGATTTATCAATATATCTTACTAATTGAATATACTCATGCATATTCAAATCATAACGTTGGAAATAGTAATTTCTTAATTCCGTTAAATTACGATATGAATCATTATACTCATCTGATGGGTCACCAATATAATCATCAATATTAAACTCACCTAATGAACGAAGAATATCCATATTGATTTCTTTCATCGGTGAAAAGAATAATCCTAATTTATCCGAATCAATTTCTGCGTTATCAAATGATTTCTTAGTTGCACGATGTTTGTAATTTAAATCACCTGTTAAAGTTTGTGATTCAAATCGGAATTTGTTTCCATAAGTTATACCAGAAGATGGAACATTTGCAGTTACACTTCTTTCATATGGCATGTAGTTGTATGGATATGTAGTTTCATTAAAATCATATGCACTTGCACTAACTGCATAATCTTGTATAATTGCAACGTTTTTAACACCACTTCCAACACTTAAATCTTTTGGTTGTTCAAAATCTAAACGGAATAATAAATCATGAGATGATGCGGAAATATGTGAACCATCGATTGCATCAGGCAATAAAGTATGATTATTAATACGAGATTCTGAAATTGGAGTTCTCCATAAACGGAATTCATCTAAATGACCAATCAACCCTTCACCTACATATAATGTAGAACCACTTTCCCAACTTGTAGTACCTAATGTAGATGTAATTGAATTATTTGCTTGGTTTCTAATTCTACCATCAAATCCTTCTTTGAAATATAATTCAAAAGTTTCATTTGAACCAATAATTCTTCTATTTACAACAACATTTGTGTATTCATCATTAAAGAATGGAATCCAATCAGTAGATGTTGGTGTAGTTGTTCCATTGACATCAATTACAAATTCTAATTTAGCCATTGAACCAGTACCTGGAACTAAATTTATTTCCCAACCATCAGTTCTAGCTAAAGATTGAGTTATTTGAGTATCCGTTGCATTAATTCTAAATTCAATTGCATTAGGAAAATTACCCTCATATGCTTCAAATGGAATTTGTAAATAAGATGCAGAATTAAATGTCAAAGCACAAGTTCTATCATCAAATGTAAATTGTGTAGTTACATTAGATGTTGGGTCTTGCGGTCCACCATACTCCATAATTGTTAATAATGAAGCAGGAACACCATAACAAGCCATTGCTGCATGTAATGCTCGTTTTGTACCTTTATGTTTTAACAAATATGGTAAGTTATTTAAAATTCTTCTCCATATTTGATGTTGTCTTGTTTTACCACTCATTTCGGAAACTATTGTTCCATCGGAGTGTTTACCAAAAGCATATTCCCATAAGAATTGAGATTTAACCCCCATATCAGCATCCCATCCAAGAGATTCTAACATATGATAAATTAATTCGTTCCCAATACCATCTTCGTATTTGTGTTCTAATTTCTTAGATTGTGAAATACCTTTAATGTGAGCCCATAAAATATCAAAGTGTTGACCCATCATTGTTAAGAATAGGGTAAACTCATCGTTATCTGCATCGTTTACAATATGAGCTGGAATATTATTTGTTAGTAAGTTTTTATTATTATAATCATAATCACTTGCATCACTAATAGTACCACTTAACCAAGCAACTGCTTCTGAACTTGTTGGGTTAGAATATGATGTTGAATCGATAAATGGGTATGTTAAACCATTTGATGATGATGTGAATAGATATTTTTCAAATCCATCAAATCCCTTTTTTAAATTTGTTATTTGAGATTCGTATGATTTAATTTCGTTTGAAGCAGCAATTCCACCATTTATAAATGCAGTTGATGCACTTACAAAACTAATTTTAGTATTATATGCTTCTATTAATTGAACTTTATAGTAAAAGTTTCTAATTCTTTCTTCTGCAGATGAATATTTTACAAAATTTTCCCAATGTATTTGAGAACCACTTTCGTATTGTATATTTAAGTTTTCTAATGAAAATTCACTAGAACTTACAAATGTGTTTACTAAATCGGTTGATGTAGATGAACCACTTGCAATCAAATCATCTAAAATTTGATACCCAATATCATCAGTTACACTAACATTAAAGTTGGGACGTAGTGGAATACATTCACTCTTTAATTCATCAATAATAGTAATTTGTTCTATTATTGGAATAGATTGAATTTTTGAAATCCAAAGAGTTTGGTTTGGTTCTATTTCACGAGGTAATGGTTCATATAATTTAAGAACCAACGCCTTTTCTTCTTTTGTTTTACTTCTTGTACCAGTTGTAGTATCTTCGGTATAAGTTGAAAAAGTTTCTTTATCAATTCCCCAAGTAGCAATAAGTTTATTATCACCATTACCAAAATGTAAATAATGTGTTAAAAAATTAGAAACTTCTTCTTTTAATATTTTTTCATCAAAACTTGCTTCAAATGCTGCACGAATATCTGCTACAACATTTCCACGATGTAATCTAAGGTCACCCTTATCAAACAACATAGAAATACGTTCTATTTTACCTTCCGTTAATTCATCACCTTCTGCATTAAACGGAATTAATAAGAATTCAAATTGAACCTTATCAATATCTTCATTAAATTGTAATTTTGCTTTACGCAATACATCACTAACTTTGAATGTTGCTAAGCCAGATGGAGAGAATCTACCTAATGCATATTCTTTATCGTATTTTGAAACATAAATTTCAACATAGTTAGTATTAATTGATTGCCAACTTACATCAAATTCAACTTCAAATCCAGCAAAATCTTTACCCTTAATATTTTGTGGATAATAGATATTTGTAATATCGGGTCCTGGTAAATAGTATTTATTTACAACATTAATTGTAACTCTAATAGTTTCACCACTTCCTGCTCTATTATTACGAGGTTGTAAATATAAAACATAGTTACCAACTCCGTTATAAAAATCATTTTTAGATAATACAATAGAACCATTATTAGCAATGATACGTTGTGTACTTCCTAATGAAAATACAACCTCATCTGCATTAAATGTATTGTATGGTATCTTTAACTCATCAGTACCTGAAATATTAAATTCAAAAGTGTTCCCCTCTACTTTTAATGTTGGGGTTGATGGTAAAGGTGCTGCTTGATTATTATTCTTAGATACTATAACATCAACAATTACATTATCAGTTGTCAAATCAATACTTTGATTAAACGTAGTATTTGATGTTATATTACCATTTTTGTTAATTCTATAAGTAACCGAATGTGTTTGTGGATTAATTCCCTTAGATGTAAATGTTACATTATTTGCACCATTTGAATTTGGTGAAAAATCTAATTCGGTAGTTCCACCTGTTACTAATCCATATTTACCATCAGTTGTACGATATTCAATTAAATCATTTTGGTAAACATCACCATTAATTGTAATTTTACCTTTTGCAGTTGGAATCGGGTCAACCGGTACTGAATTAGCTTGTAAATTAAATGCAATATTTGTATTTAATGTGGATTGTCTTTCAGTATAATTTGATTCTAATTTATTTTGTTGAATATAATTTCCATCAATTAACTTTTCTACGATTAATTCATAATATGGAAAATATGTTACACTTGTATAAATAGTTGGTTTTGGTACCTGTTTTCTAATTATAGAACCAGGATTTTGTGGGTCTGCAATATATTCATAATCAACCCTATCATCCATTGGAACGGGGTCTTGAACATCTTTACGAATTTCTTTTTGTATTGTGTAAATTTTATACACATCGTTAGAAGCAAACCCAGATTTTTTTACACCAATTGTTTTTGGAGTAAGTAATTCTTTTTCAGTAAATGTAATAGTTGAAGGTGCTAATTTACCACTTTCAACACCATCTACAAAAATCATACCATCATTTGGATTTGATGATACTGCAATGTTTATAAATAAATTTTGAGTTTCATATAAAGGTTCTCTAACCGCATACGTTACTGGCCCTACTTGTGGAGCAAGATTTCCACCACCGCTACCACCTACTGCATTCAATACATCTAACGGGATTCCGCCATTGTTATCATTTAAACTATTAGATAATTGGTCTATTGCTTTTTCTGCCATTTATTTATATTCCTCGTTGTATAAATATAACTTATTGTATATTATTCGATGTACCTCTTTGTCCCATTCCACTACTTCCTCCACTACTACCACCATAGGATACTGTCGGTTGATAATTTGTTGGAGTTCCACAATCACCAATCTTAGTTACAGTCCAATTAGGGCCACCAACACTAATACTACCCTCTGCAGCACAAAGTGTAACTGATTTACCCGGTTCTAATGATGGACCGGTTTGTGGTTCACCTGCTGAGTTTTTATATTGGAATGAGTTGGTAAACCCACTACCTGCTGCAGCACCATAGTATTGTGCATTTTGTTCATGTGAACCATTGTAAATTGTATACGAGAATAATTTTAATTCTACTTTTGGTTTTGGTACTTCTCTAACATCCCCTTGGAAATGGTCGATTGATTGATATGAAATTGTAAATGATTGATATTCTCTACCAAATACATCGGTATTCTTATTACCATTTGCATCAGTAAATATTATACCACCTTCTGATGACCAAACATAGAATGTTTTGGTTGTCACTTGTGGTTTATCTGCGTATTTACAAGAACCATCATCTTCCGTTGCCAATGGATTATAGTTTAATGAATTCGGGTCCATACAACCTCTAACTTTTTGAATTGGATTAGAATCTTGTATAGGTCTATAAACACAACTACCATCATTTTCAACTGCAAGAGGATTGTAGTTTAATGCATTAGGGTCAGTACATCCTCTAATGATTCCTTGTTTATTACTAATTGAATTTGCAACGTTTTCGTTTTTACTAATGATTGATTTTAGTATTTGTTTAGTTTCATCAAAAGTAATTTGTTCATCTTTTGAAAGAATATTATCTTCTTGAATATTTCTTTTTGGTAAATAATATTCAATAATATCTACCAAAGATTGCATTACAAATTGTCTGATTTGAAAAACTGATAATTCAATTGGTATTGGTGTAGAAAGTGGTTTACCATAGTTTATAGATTTGATTTGAGCATCTCTATTTTGTACATAGTATTTTACACTTTCGGTTAATTTTGTTTTTATCTTATTAATAAACTCTTCCCACACTGGAATATTAAACTCTTTCTGAATTAATTTAACGTAATTTTCACCACTCACAACTGTCCCATTTAAAGTTAAAAAACGTTGTAGAATAGTTTCAACTTTTAAACTTTCTATAAATGGTTCAACAAAGTAAATGGTATCATCTCTAAATTCTCTATTATTTAGAATAATATTTACACGAGTATCCAAATCTTCAATAATATTACCATCTTTATCTTTTAGAGGTAAAATACGAATTTCAGTACGAGATGGTGAAATCTCATGTATCCATAATTTATCTTTTTCTATTTTTTCCGAACCTGCTCTTCTATTTAAAAGAGTTGTTTGTGTTTTGAATATACCATTTGAATAACCGGCATCTCTAACCAATTTTTCAGTATCTATGATATATTCTTTTGCACCATTTGTTTTTTTGTTAGATTTATTTTCACTAAAAATAAAATATTTAGAAATGTTTGCATCATCTAAAAAAATGTATCTAACTTTATCTCCACTTTCACCTTGTGGCAATACATTATCACTTGCATCATATAATACAAATTCAATAGTATCGGCTGTTCCAAGTCCAAAGTAGGATTTGGCAACTTCTTGTTCAAAAATTGCTCTATCTTTCTTATCAACTTTGTAGCCTTTCTTATCAACTACTTCTTTAAATTGAGTTATTGCCATAATAAGGATAATTGATTGATTTTATTTTTTCTTTTAAATTTATATAGATTATAAGTCAATACTGAAAACTTACATCCCAAATAATGAATAAATTTACCTATCTTATTATCAGTTGGTAAAACACCCATCATATGAGCCATATGTTCAGACCATGGCTTAACACCTACATATACATATTTAGAGTATTGTGGTTTTTTCTTTAAGAAATCTACCACTCCTTGTGCCCAAATTAAATATCCAATTGCAACTGGTTTATTTGTTTTCAACATCATTCTACCGAAATCTTCATCGGCTTTCCAAATATGTTCGGGAATAAATCCTTGTTTATATAATAAATCACAAATGATTTTACTATTTTTCTTAGTACTCAATTCCGCTTGTGTTTTTGCTGCATTTGCTGCTGCTGCAGCTGCTTGAGCCTGTGAAGCAGTAATTTGTGCAGATGCTAACAATTGCTGTGCGTTAGTTACTTGATTTTGTAAATCTACCAATCTAACATTTGCAGAATCTAATTGTGATTGTAATTGAGTTTGTAATTGATTAAATGTTTCTTTCTCTGCTTGCAAACCTCTAAGTTGTGCTTCTAATGAAACTCTCTCAATACCTTCTCTAATCCCCTTACTTAGGGCATTTTGGAAGTCTTGTACTAAGGTTACATATTTATCATTTGTAATTTGCAATTCGTTTTCTGCAGATGCTCGTAATAATCTTTCAACATCTATTTGAGTTGTTAGATTATCATTCTCAGTCATTAAACGTTGAATTTCGGCAGTTGAATCACTTAAATTTTTATCTAATGATTTAACTTGACTTAAACTACCACTATACAAACCTTCTAATCTATCGTAAGTTTTTTGAGGAACTACTTTTGGTTGTTCTTTTGGGGTTTGTGGTATAAGTTCATCAACTACAACATCTACTGCTTTTTTAAGTTCCTCTTCGTTATACTTTGGTTTTTCAACATATCCACTAGTCTCACCATCAAAATCTTCGTTTGTTGGTTTGACATAAAAAGTATGATTACCTGCACTATTTTGTGAGGTAATCACTGCTGAACCACTTGATATTAGTTCGGATACTCTAAATTCATTTTGTAATGACATATATTATTTCTCTATCGTAAACGTTAAATCTTTATCTGAAAAATATTCTACCACACCGTCTCTATCTATTTTTATTTCAATATAATATTCTCTATTAGTTTCCCAACCTATAAAATTTACATTAAAATAATTTCCATTTGCATCGCAACTTACTTTTGAATAATCACTAAATGGAACAATAATATCTTCGGTAACTACATCTTTAATTTGATAATAAGTTGTAGCAGGTAAATATTTTACATCATTATATGAATATAATTGTGTATATGATTTTAACGGATATTTTTCTCTAGCAAACACTCTAATTTGTGGTTTACTATTTACTTTATATTTTGATTTTAATCTCTTAAATGTAACGTGGATATCATCACTTGTTAATTCAGTTAGAGAACCGGTAGTAAAAGATGAATCATCCCAACCAATTCTTATTTTTGGTTGATATATTGTATTTGTTTCCTTTGAAAAGAATTTTAGTTGTCCATAATCAGTTACATCTTTTTCTGCAGATGTGTGAAATTTAACTATAAATCCTTCATTTGGAGTTCCACTAAACCATTCTTCAATTATAGGTTTAACATCCATTTCAATATCTGCACTTTGATACTGAAATGTTTGACTACATTCTGGTTGTTTATACCAAACACCACCTCTACCAGATAAAACCGAAGCAGTTGCTTCTGCGGATAAACTACCTGAATCTGATAACCAGTCTGAATTTGTTTGATTTGCTAAATCGGTTTTTCTATAATTCCAAGTAACACCATCCACCGATACATCATCAAAACGAGTTCCAATACCCATATCCCAACTTTGAGAAATTGGATATGCATATATTGTATAATCTAATGGAATTTCGTTTGATTCACATTCTTTTAATAATAAATCGGCAGAACCTAATTGCACATCTCCACTAACAATAGAAGATGATAAAGCACCCAATTCAAATTTAAGTAAGGTACGTGCATTATCTTTAAGATTTCCATAATAAACTTTGGAAATTTCTAATATCTCATCCAACCCAGTATTTTGTCTTGGTTGTTGTTCGTAAATTGTTGCATCCTTAGATGCGGTTATAAATTGATACATTAAACAACCCTCCCTTTAATATCTTTCGCAGGATATTTCAATTCAAATACTGATGGGTCTAATGATGGATATACCATTTTACCTTTTGTTGCTTCAGCAATGTTATACGAATATTGCGAATATTGACCTAAACATTTATTTATAATTTCACATTTTGGAACGGATTGAACTCCTTCAACACCTGCAATCAATAATTCCAATTCACTTAGGTTGATTGCCATATTAAATGTCCAATTATCTATATTAAAGTAATTTGTAATCTCATCGATACATCTTACTAATACTTCTCTTTTATTATATCCACCATAAACCATAATTTCAAAATCTACACCAATATTGATAATAAATCCATCTAATAGATTTACACCATCGGTAAGCATTCTATATTCGTTTAGATATGTTTTTAAATTTTGTTTTAAAGCTTGGTTTGTTCCTATTTGTGTAAGATTTTTATTTTGATTATATCCTAACACATATAAGTTTATTGCAAAAGGATTATTTTTTTCATTCAAATTGTTCTTCTTACCAATTAAGAATTTGTTTACATTATCCTTAATTTCCATTTCAGATTTACCTTGTAAACTTTGTACTAATTGTGTAAATTCAGAAAGTGTATCTGGGTTTGCAAGTATTGATGCAGGTGAATTATTATCTAACTCTCCATCAGGTGCACAATATGCTTTAGCGATTCCACCATACTTTGCTGGTAATGATAATGCTCTTACTTGATAATCTTTACGAGTTACTGCACGATTTTGAGAAGAGAAATTTGCCAAAGCGTTTTCTCTAATTTCTTCAATAGTTTCAGGTCCTCTACCACCAACTGCAGTTACTTCATTTTCTACTGCAACCGAAGCTTTTGCGGTTCTATATACACCTACTTCATTTTCATTAAATGAATTTAAATCTTCATCGAATGAAATATTTTCTATTCTTGTCAAATCACCAATCGGAGTATTTGATGATATACCACCACCTACTAAATATGAGACAGTAATCGTTGTTGATGATGGAGCCTGTCCATAACTTTTAGTCTTTAAAAAATTAGCAGGGTCAAATGATTCTCCTAATTTATCAATTGATGAATTTAATCCCAAACCTACATTTTTAAAGTTTGGTATAAGAGTTTCATCTGATGATGTTGAATTACCACCACCAAATACTAATGTTGTTGTATTATCTGCGTTTACTTTTGTTACAAATCTACGAGATGTTTTTAAAACTTTTAATATACTTGAAACTGAATCTTTGAATTGAACTAAATCCTTATCGTTATATTCATTGTTTGGATAATCTACAAATACCATTTCCTGTGCAAGATATGGAACTTCATACCATTTATTTCCATTACTATCTCTCACATCATAAATTTGAATTACATTTTCATCTGGTAATGCTATTTTAGAAAACTCTTCGGGTGAACCAAATGTTTTTTCAATAGTTTTTAATTCTGCAGAAATAGCATTAACATGCTTTTTAATTAAGTAGTAATTGGGTTCATCACCATCTTTTGAGTAAATAGTAATTTCTCTATCATCACTTACATTAAAATCTAATAATTCAGTTGTTCTAAAAAGTGTACCAGTTGAATTTGCTTGAACTACCATACCCTCTTTAATTCTTAAATAATAACGAGAATCTGGTCTATTGTTTACTCCATATCCAACTGCTGGGACTAATTGGTAAACTGTCAAACTAACTAATGCAGGTGATGTAACTTTTGGTTTATATCCTAAATATTGTGCAAGAGCAAGAACGTTATCCTTATCTTCTGCATATAACATTAAAGATTCTTTTAATGTATCATCAATATAGTATCCCATAACATCACCAATATATGATGCCATTTCTATAAACATCATACCAGGAGATGATTCGTTAAAATCCGAATATGTTTTTGGGAAATATGTTTTTGCGTACTCAATTAAGTTTTGTCTGAATCCAGCAAAATCTTTATTAAGATACTTTATATCTCTACCTTGATTACTCTTTTTTGTTATACTATTTAATGCCATTTTTTATTTATCCCCTAACTACAAAAGTTATTTCTTGTAAATCAATTTGATTACCGACAGTGAATTGAATTTTCATATGTGCTATGTGTTTATCTTTCATTTCATCAGTCATTTCTATTTCTATATCTTCAATATTAACATATGGCAACCAATAATTCACAGTCCTAGTGATAGTATCTCTTAAATTATTTTCAAATATACCATCCATTGGTTCAAATAATAAAGAATCAAGACCAGTTCCAAATTCAGGTTGCATTACTCTTTCACCTTTTTTGGTTAAGAGTAAATTTTTTAAATTTGATTTTGTTTGTTCGTAGGATGTAAACGCTTGTTCAAAGTATCCATTACCACCTCTTTTCAAAGGCAAAGTGATACCATACGCATAATCGTTAAATTCTTTTGTATCTTTTACAATTTTACTACCTAAGACGTATGCCATTATTTTTTAAACCTCTTAACTAATTCTGAATTATCTCTATTTAATATTCTATCTAATCCTGCTAAACCTGTTTGAACTCCCAAACCACCTCTACTTGCTCCACCACCACTCATATCACCATACCCCATTTTTGCTGCCATTTGTGTTCTTAATGATTCAATACCACCCATTGCTCCACCACCAAATGACATTGTTTCATCTATATCTTCTTCTGCATCCATATAATTTGGAATATGTGAATTTACATATCCTTCATTGATTGGTTCTGCTTGAAAATTATCTAAAACCGATGAACCACCACCAACTGGTCCTGCACTTCTTTGAGCTGCAGTGAATGGTTGTGTTTGATTTAAAATATCATTTATTGCTTGATTTTTTGAGAATTGTCTTTTAGGTTGTACTGATTCTCTTTGAATTGTAGGTTTTTGTACTCTTTCTTTATCTAACAATTGATTTGCTAATTCGAAAGGGTCTACATCTTCCAATATATCCTTTTTCTTAGGAGTTGGTTTTGTAGTTTCATTCAATAACTTACTTACCTCCTCTTTAATCATTTGAGGAAGCTGTTTTTTAATTTCTTGTTCTACTACTAATTTAATTAGTTGTGCTAATTTTTTAGAATCCATTTTGAAAATATTTTATTACTTACTATAAATATATCTTTAATGGATTTTAATTGTTATGAGTACAAATTCGGGTTTTCTTTTAGTTTTTTCCAATATCCACAAAACTTTTTCTTTCTATCATCTAACCCATTGTAACCACCATTAATTCGTTTTGTAATATATTTTAGAGTACCGATTGTATCATCCACTGCTGCTTCATTTAATTTACGAGTTCTCCAAAACCAGCAAGCAGTTTCCGCTACATATTTCTTTTCAACCAAAGTAGAATTAGCAACTACATCATCTGATACACCTTTTCTAAATTGGGAATAATTTGCTCTACCTGTAACTTGGATGTAACCTCTTCCAGCAAAACGGAAACCATCACCTGGTTCAGTATTACCCAAATCTCGTCTACCTTCATATCTTTGTTGAGCAGAAGAAGGCCCCCATATTTCTTTTGTATAAATAAAATCACCACTTTCATGTGCACATTGAGCAAGAAAATGTGCTTTTTGTAATGGAGTTTTTATTCCCCATTTTCTCATAGCATCGATTACAACTTGTGGTGGTTCTTTAATTCTAATGTTTCCACATTCTTCGATTTTTTCAGATGGTAATTGATTTGCAGTTTCAGAATCTGCTTGACTATCGGATGAACCACCATTACCACCATTATTTGTTCTATCGGCAGGACCAGATACACCTTCACCACTTAAACCTGCTGCAGTTGATTCATTTATACCATAACCTTGTTCAGTAGCATCATCTGCTAATGCTTCTTGTTCTGGTGTTAGTTTTATAGCTTCTTCAACTTGTTTTTCTTCCGCAGTTTGTTCTGCTGGTGTTGATGTTAAACCATCTGCTGTTCCACCTCCACCACCCTTACCTGCAGGCGGAATAGTATAACCAACAAAAGGTACTGCACCAGGACCAGGTGTCATTAAAGGTGGGTATAATGATGTTGTAAGGTACGTTCCTTTAATAGTAGGCAAGTGAGTTTGAATTGATGCAATCAATTGGTCTAAAAATACTTCACTATTATCGGTTGGTTTTGCCATAGTTATTTTTTTCTATATAGAGTAAGTCCACTCGTATATTTACCTTTATACATTGTCAATAGTTGTTTTCGTTGTGGGCCACCTCTTTTACAACTTATATGTAACCAAATTGAATTACCATGTTCAAAAATCATTTGGTCAAATGGTAATGTTGCTGCTACCCATTTTGCAATTGGCATATAATCCGCATCATCGGTAATATGGGTAAATTGAACATCTACCGCTTCACCTTTTTGGTGTTGTGAAATTCCACCAGGAATAGATGCAGTACCTCTAAATGCAGAGTTTACTCTCATTGTAGGATACTTTGCTTTTAATGGTTCTAATATATTCACTGCCAAATTTTTTAAATTACATATAATATCACGTTCTGATAATCCTACTTGTGATTTAATTTTATGTGCAAATAAAGCATCAATAGTCAGATTTCTTAATTTAAAATTAGGTGATAATTGTTCGTTATAATCTATATTATCTTTTGTACCACAAGGTGGTGTTTGACTTTGAACACTTGATGTACTTATTGATTCGGTTACTGGTCTACTTTCATCCCTTTCACCTTCCATTACTCCTAATCTACCATCTTCTTTAAATTGTTTTTTTAGTGCTTCTAATTGTGAACCACCATCTTCACCTTCATCGGTTAAACCCTCTGCACCAGTAGATTCTACAAATTTTGCTGCTCCTGCAAATGTATTATTATCGTCTGGTATTGTTTTTAAAACATCTTCAACTGATGGGTCACCATTACCATCCGATGTAACGGGGGTGGGTGGTTCAACAAACATTATATCAGTTGGTTGCCAAATACCAGGGTCAGTAATAAAACTACTAATGGTCGCCACATTCAATACCGAACCCGGTGATGGAATAATTGGTGGTGGTACTTGACTCATTGTTGCACCAGTCCAATATGCAATAAATGCAGGGCCTAAATTTGTAATTATAGGATGTTCACCCGATGATTGTTGTAATGCAGTATTAAGGATTCCATTTAATGTAGATTCCATTAATTCAGTATTACCTTTTGCTATTGTAATATTATTAACCGAATCGAATCCACGTTTAACTGCCATATCATACTCCATAGTAAGTTTCTTTGCAAAATCACCATAGGAATTAATTCCACTTTGGTTTTGCATAAAACTTAACATATTTTGTTTGAATATCTCTAATGACATATTATTCCGTATAGTTTAAAGTTGATAAGAATGTATCTAATCTACCTTTAATATCATTAAATGTACTACGATTTTCAGGCCCTACTGCAGTTGGTCCTGCGGGTGTTTTGAAAACCTGATTATTTATTGCATCTATCAATTCTTCTAATAATCCTTTTAAAGTTTCACCTCTAACCAAAGGTTCTTTATCACTTTCAGTATTTAGAAAAATGTTTCCCTTACCACCTAAGATGTAAGTACTATTATCGTTTGTTGTAATTCTAACATCACCATTGAAATCTAAATCTGCTCCTGCTTTACCATTATCAATTGACATTTTACCGTCTGATATAAAACCCCAATTTCCTTTTGAAAAGAAAATCATTTCTTGTGTTTTTGCAGAAAGTATAATTCTTTCGGTGTTTACAAGTACTTGGTCATATCCTTTTAGTTCTGATGGATAGTTTGAAAATTTAGTTGGTTTTGTTTCTAATGGTGATTGATAATCTAATTTATATACACCAGATGTAATCGCAATCGTAGTACCATCCTTATTAACATCTTCTTCGGTAAGTGAACCTTTTTTAAGTTTACTTAAAGATTCATCATTTTGTCTATTACGAATTATGATAGTAGGTGCATACTTTTTATCTTGATTATTATACCCACTAAAACGAATACTTTGACCAAAACGTGATTGTATAATTCTATCACCTTCATATAATTTTAAAGGATTTATTTGGTTGTATGTAAAATATTCACCAATTTTTGTTTTTCTATCTTCTTTACCACTACCACCACTTGGTGTACCTGTTGCTGAAATTGTTTTATATTCCGTTGCAGGTTGACCGGGTTTTTGAGTAGATTGAAAGTTTTTAATATCAACATCTTCAATTGCGTTTCCGGTATTGATATTTGATGATGTAATTCGTTTGTAGTGATATTTTCCACCCAATTGAATCAACTCCACCGTCTCACCAATCAAAGGAATACCTTCATCTGGATTAAATGGTTTGTATGCTTTTACACCAACTTTACTAGCAGATGGGTCAGTTATTTTTCTTACAACTGCACACCCAACAATACTTGTATTCTTTTTTTCTATTTCACTAAAATCATACGTTTCAACTTTTGGATTAGTATCATCTAAAATAACATCCAATACAATACCGGTCATTACATTTGAACCACCTGTATTTTTATTTGTGTTATAAGTTGCGTTTGATATTTGAGTTCTTTGAGTCATTATTTACCAATCTTTTGTTTTAATTCTTCGACTTCGTTAGTCAATTCATCTACCTTTGCATCTTGCTCATCTTTCACATCATTGACAGTTATTTCAATTTCTTTCAACAATTGTTCTTTTTCTGCATCGGTTAAGAAACCAGTCTCACCTTCGGTTTTAGTGTTTGCAGTAACAATACGTTGTGCGATTGTTGCAAGTTTGATTAGGGCATCATCGTTACGAACGGATACATCTACTAAATCTTTTAAGATAGGACCAATAACGGCCATATCACCTGCATGACGGATTAATTTTCTCATTTCGGCAATCAATTCGGAGATTCTTGCCTTTTTATTTTGTTGATTATCGTAAATATCTTTAAATAATCCACTTAAACTTTTGCCAGGGAATATTTCAAATTCTGTGCTCATATTTATTAAATTGATTCAATCTATAAATATATCAAATAAAAAAACCTCATTTTTAGTGAGGTTTTCAATTAGGTCTTCTTTTTAAAGTTTCCACGTTTTTGTTGTTCTTTACGTGTTTTCTTAGCAAT